GGTGGTGTGGTGTTCGAGGAATTCGAGGCGGGCGCGTTTGTATTCGGGTGTGTCGATGTCTCGGCGTGGTTTGCCTTTGGATGTCATGGCCGCGCTAGTCCGTCGCCTTTGCAGTCCGGGCAGAACGTGGGTAGTCCTGCGAAGCCCTCGGCGATCACGCCTTGACCATTGCAGTATCCACAGAGTTTGGGTTCACTCCCTAACTCACTCTGTAAGTCTTTATCCGTACTTGGTATTAGTTCTTCTTTAGACGACTGGTTTTCCGACGGCTGGTTATCCGTCGTCGGTAGTTGTGGTTTTCCCCTGAGTTTCCCCAGGATGTGCACAGCCTTGGGGGTGTCGTAGAAATGCAGCTCTGTGGTGTATCGGCCGCGGTCGTCTTGGGCTTTGACACGTCGGGCGTACCCGGCTCGGATCAACTCGTTGATGGCCGCCCGGATCGCGTCGCGGCCTTCGAGCCCTTGACGGGCGAGTGTTTCGGCGCTGGTGCGCCAGTTGTCCGGCATTGACAGGACGTAGGCGAGTACGCCGCGGGATCGGTATGACAGGTATGGGTCGCGGAGGGCCCGGTTGGGTAGGACGGTGAAGTCACGCTCTAGGCGTGGTGTTCTGACAATCATGTTGTAGGGGCTTTCTGTGTGGTTAGATGGTTGGTTCATCGCGAATGCCTTTGAGGCGTCGCTGGATGAAATGCAGGTCTGTGGGCCGCCAGACGTAGGTTTCGCCTCCAGCGGCGTCGAGGGTGCGGCACCAGTCGACCTGGGCTTCTGTGAGACGGCCCTTGACGGTCTTGCACTCGACGAATAGCAGGCCGTGCTTGTCATGGGCCATCACAAGGTCTGGGAAGCCCACATGGCCCTGTACATGGGTCAGCCATCTGCCGGTGGCGCTCATGCCGGGGCGAACGTGGTGCACTTTCCAGCCGTGGAGGATCGCCAGGGCAATCACTTGGTCTTGGAAGTTGCTGTTCGCTAATCGGCCATGGTGTCAGCGCATCAATGCCGTCCGTGATCTCGCGTATCGACAAGTCCATGCGATCCATGTCTTGCGCTAGCAGTTTCCAACGGGCGACCTCGGCCCGAGGCGGTCGATCTCATCAGCGGCGTTTTTATGCCTCAATCTCGCAAGGCAAAAGTTCGTTATTCTTGCGACATTTCGCCACGCTTCCGTAGTCGGGCGCAATGCATCAGTCATTATGGCCGCCAAACCGCATGGCTTTCAGGTCATTTGAGGTGGTTTCCAAAGGCTTTCCAAACGTCGATGACTTCGTTGGCTGCTTCGATTTGGTCGCGGGCCGCCGCCTGCAGCCTCAGGTGCTGTCCGAGCAGCTGCAAATAGTCGACGGCGAGCACAACGCGGATCCATTCGTTGGGGCGATCTCAACGAAATGGAATGGTTCTTTGTCGGGTCGAAATGGCCACGGCAGGTTGCCGGCGCGGGCTGCCGGGATCGTTGTCACTCATAGCGCGGCGCCCGAACTGCTGGGATGGTTTTTGCGGCTTTGACGCGCTTGCCATTTGGCCATGCGTCGCTCTTCGAGGTCTTGGTAGTAGTCGTCAAACGCGGCGACGACGATGACGGCGACGACGGCCGAAATGCCGACCATGAAGACGAATTTGAACAGTGATCCGAGCATTAGAACGGCTCCTCCATCGGCGATCAGCATGGCGGGTAGTTCGCCGCGCTTCAGTGACTCGATCAGTTTGGCAGCGTCAGCGGACGTCAAGGTCGGATGGCAGCGACGCGACCATTGGCGGTTTGCGCTTGGCCAGCAGGTCGGCGATGAAGATGCGCTGCTTTTCGCTGGCGACGCCCGACGGCTTGTTGCCGTACTGTGCCGGGTTGGCCGCCGTAGCGTTGCACCTTGGTCATTTCTTCACGGCTCGGGCGCTTGCTCGGATCCGATCCGGCGAACCCTGCGTTGGCCAGGGCGCGGCCGACAGCTGACGTTTCGCAGTTCTCGACGTGGCTGGTGGAGTTGACGCCGCGTTCGGTGACGTGCTCTTCGGCCCAGCCGGTGGCGATCAGGGTGCCGTCGACGTAGAGGCAGGCTTTGAAGATGCACCAGTCGTCGCCGCGGTGCACCAGGTCGGTGATGACAGCGGTTTTGGCGTCGGTGGCTTCGAGCCATCGTGCTAGCCGGGCTGATACCGGCTCGTAGTCGTCCAGGTTGAAAGTCATGTAGGGGCTCCTCCGTCAGGCTTTCGCTTTTTCGATCAGTTCGAGCAGGTCGGCCGCGACGCGCATCTTGTCTGGGCACGTCGTCAGCACCGTGGTTAATGCCAATGCGAAGCGGCAACCGCCATAAGCGCATCGATGAGGTCGATTTTGTTGTAGCGCGGCACATTGAACTTGCAGCTTCGGTGCGGCCTTGGGCTTGGCTTTGGCCGCGGTTGAGGTGCCGGCGGACGGCCACGCTTTTTTGGTTGCGCCTGCTGTTGCGATTGGGCTCAACTTTTCGTCGTCGGCGTCGTCGAAGTCGTCAAAATGTCGTTCATTGCACGGTTTCCTTTGCTGTTTGTGTTGTCACGGATGACTTTGCGCCCCACGGCCTCCAGCCGTAGATGACGCCAAAGTTCTAACGCGACCCGCAGGTTGGTGCGGGCCGTCAATAGATCAGTTCGGCTGGCGATCCAGCCGTTGCGGGTTGCCCAGCCGACGTTCGCTGCCGTTGATCTGGAGCAGGCCGTATGAGCCTCCCCACGGGTCGAGCGGCATTGTGCGCGGTGGGTGCGCACCGGGCTTTCGCGCCACATGATGCGGGCAAGGTTGGCGCGTTCGGATTTGGGGCCAGCCGACCTGTCGTGCGAGGTCGACGTACCGGCGGCATGAGTGGCCGACCGCTGCGTCTGCTGGTGTGGCTGTAAGGGCGGCGATCAGATGAGCACGGCTGCCGCGGTGCGCCTAACGGCGCGTCCAGTCGACGTCGAGGACATGGGTTCCTCCTTGAGGCGGCCGGCCCAGACCGCGACCGGGGCGGCGTGGCGGCGCTTTGCGGGACGATTGGGTGTATCCGACCTTGCGGATTTTGTGCTGCTCTGGCCAGCCTAGTGATGACCGCGCCGAGTGCGCGGCGGTTCGTGGGTTGACTCCTGGTGATGGGCGGTCGAGGTAGGCCCATACGTCGTCAGCGGTGAACGTCTGCCGCATCCGGGCAAGAAGTAAGCACGACGGCTTTCTGCTCGGGTTTTCCATGCGTCGTCGGCGTGGCTGCTCGACGCGTTCTAACGCTTCGTCTCTAGCCTCAAAGGCCGAGAAAAGGTCGTCTTGACATTGGGTTTTCCTCCTGTTAGGGGTCAGGATCTTGGCGAACCTTAGCGAACTTTACGCGGGGGGTGTGGGATTACCCGCAGTACTGCCAGTGCCACGCTTCGAACTCTGGGCGACGACGGATCGTCGGATTGGAGGTAGAAGCCGAAGGTGGGGGCGTTGAGTGCACATCCAGTCGAGCACTTTGGCGGTGGTCACATCGAGGTCGATGGCGAGGCCGAGGCCGTGGTTGGATTTGCCTGGTGTTGAGCACGGTGCCATGCCGGGCTTGCAGGTACCAGGTTTTGCCTTCGTAGGTGCGGGTGACCGGTCGGTTTGCGGCCCAGATCCTCGATCGCGTAACGCTGCTTGAACAAGCCCAGCTGTGCTTCGAAGGATCGGTAGTCGCCAATGTTGCGCAGTTTGATGCCCGGACAGGGTGGCTTGGTCGTACAGGCGGTTGAACGCTTCGGCCGCGCCCGACCACATTTGGCCGCCGCACTTGACGGAGGCGAGCGTCTTGCCGGACAGTTTGCCGTTCTCGACGCCTTGTAGGGCCGCAGGGACGACCAGTTTCTTGTATGGGTACTTGGATGCCTTTTTGGGCTTCTCGGCGGTCTGAGGGGCTTCTGCGGGTTTGACAGCGGCTTTTTGGCGGCCAGTTGGCATCAGGTACTCCGTCTCCGTTTGTGTCACGTTTGCCGCTGGTGCGAGATCATGACACCGGACAGGGTGCCGGACAGAAACAGGACGATCGGGCTGATCAGGTTGAGCAGCTTCCTTATCCGTTTCAGGCATGGTCGGGCCTTGGGGGATGAACAGCAGGTTGATGAACACCGCGACCATCGTGAGCACCAGGGTGCCGGCGAGGGTGATGCCGACCCAGAAGCGGAGCCGGGCGTTGAGCTGCTCGGGGCGTATGGCGCTCGGTTGGGTTTCAGGTTGTCTAGCACGTCAGGGCCTCCGTTTGGCCATTGTCAACGATTGCTTGTGGTGCGGCTAGGGCACGGTTTTTGGTTCGGGTCACGGTGTTGGTTGGGCATTCGATCCAGGTTTTGTTGTTGCAGGCTGTCGCCAGCACGGTGAGGATCAGCCGCCGCGATAGCAGCGCGGGAAATCATTCGATTGTGTCCTTCTCGAGGTATTGGCGATGACTTTGCCGCCCAGGTTTCAACAAATTTGTTTTGCACTTCTTCAAGACTGGGCGCATCTAGATGGTTCGGCCTTCGGGCCATTCGATAATCGATGTGCCGATCGTGTGAACCCAACCGCGATCAAAACCCAGTTCGACGAGGGCATCGCCCAATGATAAACGAAGTTCATGGGATCACGCCGAAACGCTCCAAAAGCGTAATAGTTGACGCTGCCGTACCCGTTTGTACGACGAACTTGTGCTGGTGTTGTTCGGGTTCATAAATTCGTGTTTTGTACATGGTTGCGGATGTTGTGGCCGGGCTGTCCCAGACGGACACGCCGTACGTGCCGATATTGATCAACGCGGTGGCTGTGTACAAATGTAATGATCCGCTGTCTGACAATTTCTGTGGATCCGCGCATAGTGCGAATTTGTATGCGGTTTTCCGCGTGGCCCGCGGTCTTATAACAACCGTTATTTGGTCAACAACGACTAATACTTTGCTTGACGACGTCGTGGTGTAATTGTCGCTGTCAAGTTCGTGTCGGCGTAAGTGCTTGTCGAATCGGTTGCGCTGGTGGTCGTTGAACCATATACCACCTGCAGAATGCGAAACGCGCCGCGTAGATCTGTTCATTGTGGGCCGCGGTAAGCACGGCCCCAGTGGAGAAGGATGCGGGAAGGTTTGTCGGTGTTGCCATTAGAACCCCAGTTTGTTTGAGTCGAGTTTGCCGTAGATCGCGTCATTAAGCACCAGGTAGGCGTTAGTGTCCTGGCCTGACAGGTACAGCGTAATGCGTGTCTGGTCGGGTGTGCCGGTGATCGAGATGCCTTCACAGACACAGTTGAACGTGGAGCTGCGAAATCCGATTTTGGTGCCGGCGCTGATCGCGCCCATGATGATTGATAGTGGGATCGGGTTTTCTGTCGTGAACGGATCGGGCAACTTGTTTGGCTGCTGAACGTCGGTGAACGAGATTTGCTGCCACCGTTGAGTCTTTACTTTGGAAATTGTTGAGCACATAGTTGGCGTGATCAGCTGCCTGGCCGGTTGAGTAATCCAGGGTGCTTTTTGCCCATGCGTAAATGGGCGTTGCTGACAGAGTCGCAGTTTGTGACGCCACAAATTCGGGCTGGATCGTGACCTGGTTGTAATAGTTGTCCGCGCTTGAGCGAAATTCTAGGTTGTCGTATTTCAGGTCGGTAAATGCTTGTGGTGATGGTTCCGTCGTTGAATTCCCATTTGGTGTTGAGGTCGACGTTGGCGCCTCGGCCGCGCACCCATAGGTACCAGGTGCCGGGCCATGTAACGTTTGACTGGTACGCGACAGCAAACATTCTGGCCTCTTCGGTTCTGACAAGGGCGTTGACAGCGTCGAAGGCGTTGCCGGTGAACGTTTGGGCTGATGCCGTGGATCGGATGTCGAATTGTGTTAGGGCAAGGCCTGCGGCGTCGCCAATGTCAATGAGCTGTTCTTCGATGTTTTCTGGCACAAGCGTAAGGCTGTTAAGTTGCGCCCGCCCCCAGTCGGCTTGGATGCCTTCGCCTGAAATGGTGACCGTGTCCATTGCGGGCAGTTGGCCGTAGTTGATGTCAACGTCGCGGATGTTGCCGATGAAGCCTGGAACTGTTGTAGCCGACGACGACGTCGGGCCGGTACACGTAGGCAACAATTTTGTCGCCTAGTTTTGGTGTGTATGTCCAGCCGGACGGGTTACGGCAGTCGACGGTCAGCGTGTCGGCGTTGTAATCGTCAATCGGTAGCCGTCGCCCGCGGAAGATGTTGACGGATTGAATGTTGCCGAAGTGTGCGCCAAGCGCCGGCGCTGTAAAAGTCGACGCGCCATTCGTAGGCTTCCATTACGCAACCCGTACTGGCAGCGGGCCGTTGGTGCGGTTGTACGCGTAGGGCGTCGACGATGGCATTGGGGTCGCCGCCGTTGACGTTGATGGTGATGTTGTTGCCCATTTGACCCATGCGATCAAGGGGTACGACGGCTTCCGGGCCTGCTTCTCCGACGAGGGCCAGCGTCGGGGACATGACAAGGCCGCCATTAGCCAGTTCTGGAATGTTGGGTACGTCGAAGCCTTTGCCGCCGATACCGGGCACCCAGCCGGGGATCTTGAACGACAGTTTGCCGATGGTGTTGTTCCACGCTTTGGCGATCGTGTTGAACAGCGTTTTGTAGATCGGTGAGATAGGCGTTGACGGCGGTTTTGATTGCGTCGACGGTGCCGGTGAACGCGGCTTTTAGAGCGCTCGCCGATGCCGTCGACGATGTCGCGGAACGGCTCAAACTTCTTGTAAGCCAGGACGATGGCCGCGCCGATGGCGACGATCGCCGCAGTGGCCAGGACGATCGGGTTGGCTGACATGGCAAGGTTAAACGCTTTCTGGGCGACTGTGGCCGCAGTCTGGATTACTGTCCATGGCCTTCATGGCCGCGTTAGCGATGAGGACGGCTGCCGAGATCGCACCGAAACCGACGCCAAGCGCAACGATCAGGTCGGTGTTCTCGGAGACGAATTTGGCGAGATCTTCAAGGTACGGGAGCAACTTCTCGATGATGGGGATGAGCGCCGCGCCGATCGATTCTTGGGCTTCGCCGATCGCGGTCTGCATCCGCTTGAAACGGCCTTCGGCTGTCTCTGCCGCCGCGGTCGACGCGCCGCCGAACGTCTCCTCCATGATCTTGCCAAGCTCTTGGAAAGACGCGCCTTCCTTGACCAGCGAGCGCATCGACGGGTCCAACTTGGCAAGGGCGGTGGTTTGGCCGTTGTAGGCCTTGCTGAGGGCGTCTGAGACGGTTGTGAGCGTCTTTGCCGGTGGCCGCCGAGATGTCCATCGCTGAACTGGAGGTTCTTGGAGGCCAGTTCGGCTGAGCCCATGCCGCGGGCCAGCTGGCCATGGCGTTACGGAGATCGGTGTCGGCGACGCCGGTGGCGAGCGTCATCGCCGAAATCATGTCTTCGGTGGCCTGCACCTGATCGTCAGTAGCGCGGGTTGAGATCTTGAGCTGCCGGGCCAGTTCGGCGCTCGACTTCTGATCCTCCATTGCGGCCTTCGCCGCGGCGGCTCCGGCGATCGCTAGGCCGCCCAGTGCGGCGGCTGCCGGTATGGCGGCCTTCTTGATTGCGAACTGTGCTTTTTCCCCGGCGGTTTCAAGCTGTTTGAACTCTTGGATGGCTTTGGAGATGCCTTTGCCGTCAAATTCGGTGATGATGGGGATTTGGACGGACATTAGCGAAAGCTCCGATTGTTTTTGATTGCGTCGCTGGCGTCATTCATGATCTTCTTTACCAGTTGCTCTAGTTCGCGTTGCACTTCTCCGTCGGCGCGTTGGTAGGCCCGCCACATGACGCGGGACGCTTTGCCGTACCGGCGGCTCAGGGCGCTAATCATGCGTTGCCCTTGGGGTGTTTTGGCTTGGCCCGACGTGTCGAAAAGAATGGCGGTGGGGCCTTGCCAGCGGACGCCAAAGGCCGCCAAGTTGCGCGTGTAGTCGCCGACGGTGCGCGGCTTTTTGCCGGACACATAGGCTTTCTGATCGGCTTGCCATTTCATCCAGTTGACCATCTGTCGACGGCCACCAGGGAAATTCATTTCCCGCTTGCTTGGTTCGCGTGGCGAACGACTGCCGCCGCCGCCATACGGCAGGACCGGCTCACTGGAGCCCTGCGGCGTCCAGCTTGCGGTTCCAACCCGACAATGGCGCTTTGGTCGGCGTCAGACTGGCTGAATCTTTTAGGATCGGCTGGACTATCTCTTTGTAGTCCTGCGTGATCCTTCGACGTAGTGGCTTGTCAAGATCGTTGAGTGTGCGGAGCGGTCGTCTTTCGAGGCCCGCGACTTCCAGCGATGTTTGTGCTGTCACTTCGGGCCTCCTTTGCGCTGCTTGTTGATGATCTCGATTGCGGTGTCCAGGTCTCGGGCGGTGAACTCGATGTCTGGCGGCCAGAACCCTGTGGCGACAAGGAGCTCTGCTAGGGCTCGGCTCCAAGTGCCACTTGGGAAGGGTTTGTGTCGTCACCGGCGATCACGTCAAGCGACACAATATTCTTGACGTAATCGTCGAACACCAGCGGGACCGTCAGCCCCGCGGTCTTGCTTGCCTCAAAGGCGAGGAAGGCGAGGTCTTCGGCTCCGATGCCCTGCGCTAGGTCGCCTGCGCGGCGCTTGAATTTGCGCTCCCATGTGACGACGTTGAACAGGTTGGTGGTGACGGTTTTGGGGCCGTCCCCGGTGTCGACGCTGATTTGGATTTTCATGTTTCTCCTTGCACGGGTTGGAGGGTTGGATCAGGTGATGTCGCGGGCCCAAGTGCCACCGGTGAAGGTGACTTCCTGGGTGGCGAGTTCGCCGACCGTCGAGTTGACCGGCGTGAAGCTCTCAAGGAAGCAGTTCGTGATCGTGTACTGGGTTATTCGACAACTCTGTGGTGCCAGAAGGCGAGATAACGAGCGTGGCCGCGCCGGTGTTGACTGCGTCGTACAGGGCCGCTTCGACTTCGTTGGCTCCGTAGCTGTTGAACATCGTCAGGGTGACTTCGCAGGACTGGAGGCCCTTCGTGAACTTGTGCCCGGTGTCGCCGAACGCTGTCGACTCCAAAGCGTCGTAGCCGGTCGTGATCGTGCAGGCGGTGCACTGATCGGACGGTCGTACGTCGTAGCGCCGACGGTGAGGTTCACAGTCGCGTTCGACAGGAACGTGGTTGTTGCCATGTTTAGTTTCTCCTTGCCGCTATTGCGACTGTCAGGTTGTATGCGGGGATGATTTGGTCGCCAACGGTGACGCTGGCAGGGCGGCCGCCGGTGACGGCCAATGTTGTCGACGCCATGATGGTGTCGGCGGTCGTGATCAGGTAATCCTCAGCGTCCTGGTTACCGGGAGGCGCGGCGAGGATCAGCAGGTCGAAGCGGATGTCGCCGACGTTGTACGTGAACGCGTCGAACGTGGGCGGGTTCACCAGTACCGTCAGCGGGCGGGCGTTGCGCGGGTCGGTGACCGACACGACGCCAAGCGCGGTGAGCGCGTTGACGACTGCGGTGCGGACTCCGCGAAAATGCCCGTAGCGGCCATCTATGCCACCTGTGAGCGCCGAATACCGAGCAGACGCATAATCTGCCCCATCGATCCGATCGGGGCCGTCACGGCCATGTCCTGAAACGATGCGAACGAGTCGACGGAACCCCGTTCACGGTAGAGGGCTCCGGCGTACATGATCGTGCCCAAGCTTGACGGCGCTACTTGGCACGGTGGTACAGGCTTTCGGCTTGGTAGCCAGCCATCTTCCGTGCCTTGTAGGCCCAAGCGTTAGCGGCCTCCGTGCAGACCGTAACGAAGGCTGTGTCGTTAGCGGTAGCCACGGAAATACCAAGCCACGACAGAACGTCGGCGGCGACGATCCAGGTGCACGTTTCTGTCCAGGTGATCGTGCCGGCCATTGCGTCGCGGGCGACGTCGTTGCCTGCTGACGCCACCAGCTGGTTGCTGATGATGACGTCGTAGTCGTAGGTGAAGTCGCCTTCGTCGTCAATGCCGGTGAACTGGTACGACCGGCACGGCGACCACTGTGAAGTGTGCCGTTGAACGCTGTGCGTTCCTGCGACGGTGATCGGACTGCCCAATACCGATTTCGGCTTGTCTCTAGGGTCTGCACAATGGCGTAGCCATCGACGCGCTGGTGTGCGTGACGGTGAACGTGGCCATGGTGCAGAGCTCCTGAAAAACTGGGTGGTCAGATCAGACGAACGCGGCCTTGACGAACTTCGAGGCGTCGATCATCGAGCGTGGCGAAGTAGCCGCGCCATGCGATCGTGCGGGAGATCGTCGACGGGTTGTCGATCGAGATCGCGCCCTTCTGCTGCTCGAAGATTTCGTAGCCGAGGCATCGCCCACGATGAGGGTGCCGGAGGCGAAGTTGCGGTCGACGACGACCTGGAGGCCGAAGGCGTTGCCCGACGTCGAGCCAGGGGTGAGTTGGCCGAAGGCGTTCATCGGGCCGATCTGCGGGAACAGCGGGCGGTCAGCGGTGTCCGCGAGGCCGAGCAGGTCCTGCCAGATGCCAGGTGCCAGGAACAGGTGGGTCGGGAGGTTGCTCGAGGCCGACGCATCGGTGGTGCCGACGCGGCGATCCACGATGCCCAGTAGGCGGGGTCGCCAGCCGACGCGGCGGTGAAGTTCGACTGGTCATCGATGCCCGGAGCGAGGTTGTCTGCCGCCACGTTGTCGGTGGTGTTGGCGTAGATGCGCCCCATGTCGTCGAGGATGAGCGACAGGACGTTCGGGTCAGTCCAGTCGAGATCCTGTTCCGAGATGGTGACGTAGCCACCGTACGCGGCCTTGGTGACCTGGTTGTTGAACACCACGAAGGTGCCGGACTGGAGCGCCGCGTTCTCGGACGACTTGCAGCCATCGAGGTGTGCGTGGTCACTTCCGGACGGATGAAGACCTTGCCGCCACCAGGCATTGCCTTGACGCCGACTGCGTCGACGACGGGGCGACGGCCGACGAAGTTGTTGTACACCGGCCCGAGGATCGGGGTGGGCAGGATGCCAGGGGTGTCGGTCGTGATGACGTCGGGTGCCGCCGGCGCGGAGCGCTTCGGACATCTGGCGCCATGCCGAGCCGCCTGCGATGGCCGCCGACAGGTATTCCACGGCGGTCGGGAGATCGACGTGCTTCTTCGCGGTTGCGTACACGATCGGGCTGACGGGTGGGTTGCCGGTGCCTGCGGGGCCTCGGCCTGGATTGCTTCTGACATGCTCTCCTCCTCGGGAGTGCTTGGGGTTGGGTTTCGTCGTCCTCTGGTTCGGCCGAGGCGGCGACTTGGGTGATGACAGCCTCCGAAAAGGCTGGCACGGCGACGAGCGACAGTTCGATCAGATCCGCTTTGGGAACGATCATCGTGCCGCTTTTGTCGAATTTCGAATTTGGTCGGGTTCGCCCCGACGGACACGGAGTCGTATGCGCCGGATTAGGAGCGCGACTGCGTCGCGGCTGGCCCGCGTGTCGGCCAGCGTTGCTTCAAACTCAAGTCCGACTGCGGTGTCCGTGCGAGTGCGTTCACGACACCGCGAAGCTGCGTCAGGTCGTGGTTCTCGACGAGCTTGGCGGCTTTTTGGTTGACGTCAAACGCGCCGCGGAGAAACTTGACGCGCTGACCGCCCATGACGGTGGCGGTGACATCCGAAGGGACGGCGACACCGGAGATTTTCGGCGCTATTCTTCGCCGTCTTCGTTGGCCGCGGCGGTGACTCGACGGCTGCGGTGAATTCGGATAATGGTTACTCCAGGTTCATTTCGTCTTGGGGTAGATCGGGCATGGTGTCTTCCATGTCGTCTTCCATGTCGGGTGCGGCTGGTTCACGCTGAACGTCGGGTGTTTCGACCATGAATTCTTCGAGGTATTCCTCAACGTCAAATTGAACGTGGCGGCCGTTCGGCAAAACGTCGTTCATTGACAGGCGCTCTTGGATCGAGTGCAGGATGGGCCGCGCCCCGAACAGGTCGGATCCTGACGGGACTGCTGCGCGTTCTGGTACGTCATGCCGGACTGGTCGATGCCGAGCAGGTAGCCAGGAATGTCGAGCAGGCGGGCCATTTCAAGCGCCTGGTATTTGCGGGACTCGACCAGCTGCAGTTTGCTCGGATCGGACTGGAATTCTTTCCATTCGACCGGCGCTGTTGAGCGCACCGATCGCCGAGACGCGGCGGGCGTTCGCCCAGGCGGCGGCCAACTCGCCCAGCTCTTCGGACGACATCGGTTCGGAGTTGGCTGTCTGCTGGAGGTAGCCCGCGGCGATTTCGGTGGCCGAAGTCGTTCGGCGGCCTGGTCGAGGCGGAGCGCGACGCCGACCGATCGGCGACCGGCATACACGATGCCCTGGTTGGGCGACAGGAATGTGATGACGTTGGAGACGTCAAGCGGCAGACCGTTGAATTCGAGTTCGTCGGCATACCGAACCACTCGGGCGACGCCGGCATCTTCGTCGAGTACACCATGTTGGCGGGAAGCCATTCGAAGGTTGCGGGGAAGCCGGTGGAGTAGCGGCTGGTGACGGCCAGGTGCGCGCGGCCGAACATGATGAGATCGCGGGCGGTTTTGCCCATGATGAATTGCCGCCGGCACTTTCGGATCGGGACGCGACATCCACCGTTTCGCCCTGAACGAAAATCTTTTCGTATTCCTCGCCAGACCACTGGAGCACGTACGACTTGAGGTCGAGGGTGCCGACGACGGTGGTGATGAGCGAGACGGCTCGGGCAATGGTCGGGACAGATCGGGCAGCCTCTTCGGATGCCCCTACGCTGTACGAGTAGCAACTGCCCATCCGCGATGCGCCTGCCGGCTGCGCCAACGGGGGATGCGGCGAAGGCTTCGGGCTTCGATCTTTTTGCGGAAAAGGCCCACGGCCCGATCATGCCGAACGGCTGTTCGCTTCGCAAGGCTTTCCGAGAAAGATAGAAACTGATCCCCTGACTGGGCGAAGGCGATCGCGGCACGGGTTTTTGGTTGTGGTCGAGCGACCAGTGCGGCGGCCCGAACCGCTGCACCTGGCCAACGTGATCAGCCCAGGCAAGACTATCGTGACGACAGGACGAAACCCGCGGCGGTGCGGACGCCGACGGCACGGTAGCACGTGCTCGGACAGCCGTTGTTCGCCGGAGTGCACGAGGCGGCCTTCGAGGATGAGTTGCCGCACAAGGCCCGTGTGGGTCAACAGTTCGTTATAGCCGACGGACAATCTTTTTGCGCTCAAATTGTGCTTGGTGCCGATTGAGCGCCAGGCTTCGGGTGAGCGCGATGCCGGTGGCGGTCGGGGCCAATTTGTACTAGTCTGGCCCATACGCCGGTGGAGGGTGTCGGCAATGAACGCGAGCAGTGCAACCGATCCGACCGTCGGGCATCGGACGGCACGAGGACCGGCATACGTCGAATCGTCGATACTGGAGATCCACTGCGACGATCCCGCCGTCGTGAATGCCCTGCGCGATGCAGTTTGTCGAACACGCCTGGGGCGAGCTCTACGACTGGGCGCTTGAGATCCACAGGTTCAGACTCGCCCTGTGGAAGGCGGCCTTGCTCAGCCATCTCAGACTCGTCACGCAACGTCTCCAGATCCAGCAAGTGCCCGATCCAGGGTTGGCCATCGGCCAGTAGACCTCGTCGGCTGGTGTCGACACCGGACGGAATTGAGCCACTCGGCGAAGAACAGTTTGGTGTCGGCACCGGTGTACGATTGCCCGCAAACCCTCTTCCCGCCAGTTTGAGCATGGCATGGAAGCTCCGGTGCCGGCCGTCGACCAGCACGACAACAATGACTGCTTCCTGGCGCGTTGCGACGGGATCGCCCCATTGAAAATTACGTCAGCGGAGCCAGCAGTTCGATCGGCGATAATGGAATCTGGACTGGAGCGCGTGGAAACGCCCGCGGCGTGGCGGCCTGAACCAGCCGACGGAGCCGTCCGGCATGGAGGGCCGCGCTGCCGCGCATGCGACTCAAGACACAGCTCCGCCCCGAATTTGGTTCCAAGCACTCGGGCCAGCGCCTCGAACAGGGCTCGGCAGGCCAGGCCCAGGTCGCGCGCCGGTCGTGATCAGCAGCCACCCGGCTCGCCGCGAGCGAATCGGTTCCTTGACCAGACACCACAAGGCGAGGGCTCGAAGGGCCACCGTCTTACCGTTTTGGCGGGCGACCGAAACCAAACTCCGCTTGTACACGAATGCACCGGCATCGTCGTGAGACGACTCGCCCTTCAAGCGCCCGGATCTGCCACGGCATCAGATCCACGCCCAAAACATCCTTCGCCAAGGCCGCCACCTCCGCACCGTAAGAGCCTGAACCCCTTCGGTAGCGTAACCAGCCGCGGCGGGATCAGCGAGCACCCCGGGCCCAAGCCGATCAGCCGACGTCCGCCCAGATCCAACCCCTTCAAGGCTCCCTGCCCTTTCTGGGATACATCGACGGAAGCAATCGTTA